TTCATAGAAGCAAGCAATTCGTCAGAACCTGCAGTTGTTACTGCCTTAGTTCCGTTGACTTGATCGTTTACAGTACCTGCCGCAGTGTGCAGTGAGTCCTGCTTGTAACCAGACCTGTAGCCAAGTACTTCTTGGTCATACTGGTCACGAAGACGATATGCCGCACGATCAGTAGCCATCTGCATGAAGTTCACGTGTGAGTGTGCTTCTTCAATGTCATCAATCTTGAATGCGAAGTAGTTTGACTTGTCAATAGTCAGTGAGAAATCTTCATCGTCAAGATCTTGCGCTGTGATTTGTGAACCACGAGAGTAAGACTGAACTGAGATTTCAGGCTCTTTGATGATCTTCACTGAATCACCCATCTGAGCGATTTCACCGAAGTAATCGTTGTTAGTAACATCTTCTACAGTAGAAGACTTACGGAAAGCAAGCTGTACCTGCTTTGAATAGATAATTGGGCTAAAGTTACCATTAGGTAGGTTACCATAGCCCGCCGCTGATGTAAATGCCATGAGAGACACTCCTTTTATAGCATAGGGTTAAGGTTCTATTGTAACTTCGCCAGAGGCCATCTAACATCAGGGTGGTAAGCTCACCGGCCAAAGTGATCATACGGCCTGCGTAGTTTGGGTGTTCTGTGAAGGTGAAATAAGAATCCCTGCTACTCTAACAACCGGCCAGAAGTTATTATAACAGTTCATCTTATTTCGGGGTTTGTTTTTGTGGGTATCCGTATAGGGGCCACAGTTCTGTATATAGTTATATCCAGAAAGTTTTAAATGTCAACACCTTTATCGTGCTGAACCACTTAAATCGTAAATAAAATTACCTGAGCGAATTGCTTCAGCAATCTCATCTTGCATCTTTTCATACTGCTGTGCACTCATCCGTGCTACATCAGACTCTTTAATCGCTTTACCAGAGCTATCACTTTCAGGCGAAGAACGCTCGCCACGTGTGCCAACTGCTGTAGCGGCATCTTTACCAGACGATGACTTTTTAGTTTTGATGCCCATGTCGGCTTTGTACAAATCAATTGCTCTAGCCGCTGATACTGCGTCAGAATCATTGTCATACAATGCGTCCTGAACCCACTTAGGCTGTTCTTCAACCCAGTTATGAAAATCGTCTGTGTCACGAATTTGTTCAAAGTCTGGATGCAATCGCATAAGTTCTGCTTCAGCTTTCTCACGTTGTGCCTCCAACTTCATTTCATCAATCGCTTTAAACTTAGATTCAAACTCAGATGCTTGCTCGTGTGCCTTCTTCATCGCAATCGTTTCAACGATCTTAGCAACGTCAGGATACTTCTCCATCCAAGACTCTAGCTCAGCTTCTGATTTAGGATACTGAATCTCTTTTTTAGTTGAGGCTTCTAGCTGATTTCGCAGTTCATCAATTTGCGATTGCAACTCTTCCTCTTTCTTCTGCGCATGTCTGCGCAAATCGCCATACCTTTTTTTAAAGGTCTTTTCCTCTGCACCTTCAGGCTCAGGGCTGTCATCAGTAGTTGATTCTTGTGACTCATTGTTGTCGTTGTTCATCAACTCTGCGAGTTCTTTTTCTTCATCTTCAATTCGCTTCTTATTAGCATTGCGCTTAGCAAAGCCAGATGCGACTTTTACTTGTTCGACCTTTTCAGTCATTTCAGTTGTAGTTGTAGACATTGTTTCATCCTTTGTCTGGGGCTAACGGTTGCCGAAGGGCGTTAGGTAGCCAGTTATAATGCAGGCATTGAGGTTGCCTACAGACCTTTATTCTAGGCCACCTTCGTTGGCAACGTCATCGGCAGTTCCGCTACTTTCAGAAACAGCGGTGTCATCGTCCTCTTCACCGCCAGATGTAACTTCAACAGATATTCCCGGCTCATCGTCATCTTCAAGGAAATCATCTTGATCTTTAAGCTGTTGAGTTTGCTCAGACCAAGCAAGTGTGCCATACTTTTCTGCAGTTTTTTGCAACGCCTCTTTTTCTTCATCTGACTTGCTGTCAAACTCTGGCTTTCTTTCTTTATAGGCATCTTGAAGAGCTTTCATCTCTTCTAAATTTTCATATTTTTCCGTCAAGCCTAAGAAGTTTTTAGTTACGAAAGCCTCTTCAAATTGATCTTTTGTTAAGCCCATAGTTTTTGCTATGTCTTCATGGGTACCTGATTTTATTCTTTCGCCGAGAGCAGGTGAACTTAGAATACCGGCAGGTCCGGCAAAAAATGCACCAATTCCTGCTTTGTTGGCTGTTGTTCGGTACGAATCAACAATTTTGTCATCTACAATTCCCAAATCTTTCATTTGGGAGAGCGCCGTCATTGTGGGATCTTCAGGAGCAGTTGCTTCTGGGTCTTCATCTACTTCAGGAACAACTGCAGGCTTAACAACTTCAGGTGTCACAGGTTGCGCTGTCGGATCAAAGGGTTTATATCCTTCAGGAATGGGAGTAGCAGGATTACCGTTAACAAACTGAATAGTGATTCTTTCACCATTAGGGCCAATGTATTCTTTCTGCTCAACCACTGGCTGTACAGCTTGTGCCGCTTGTTGTGCTGGTTGTTGAATAAAAGAAGTGAAAGATGGAAGTGTTGCAGGGGGCTGATACATCGGTGTAGTTTGAGATGAAGCTAACTGTCCCGGTACAACACCACCCACATTAAATTCAAAAGTATCTGGATTGTCAGGATCAAACTCGTCAATCAAGGCATCAATTTCACCTTCAAATGGTTCAGTGTCTGACATTGTAGCTTCATCGCTATTGCCCATCTGACCCATCGCTTCCATTTGACCTAAGCCTTGCTTAGCCTTCTGACGCAATTGCATCAAGTTCTCAAGCCCAATATAACGTACAACATCAGCAGGGAAAACAAACTCGCCCTCACTCAACTGAGCAGGAATATCATCTCGCACTTCTTCTTGAGTCGAACCCGGAGGAACATCATTCCCTGATACAGGATCTACAGTACCTCCTTCATCTAATAACCCTCCTTCAGCAAATGAATGTTTTTTTGGCTCTTCTTTCTTTTCTTCTTTTTCTAGGAGTTCTTGCATTTGTTTAATAGCGGCATTTTCGTCTTCGCTTTTAACGAACACTTCCATACCATCCATTTTAAATGTGTAGCCTTTCCTACGTTTGTTGTAAGTAGGTTTAACTGTTCCATCCATTTGCATATCAGCCATCTGATAAAGCCTCATCTCTTAAATATTTTAAAGTGCGCAAAACCTTGATGGCACCTTGCGCTTGGTGAATTGTCACTATGTCGTCTGACTGTTCTAGTTTTTTATGCTGTTCAGACACTAAAATGTCCAAGTATTCGCAAAACGAATCCCATTGTCTGTTATTACTGCAGAGGGGCTTGAGGCGGCTGACCACCTTCTCCCGCTGGTTGAGGTTGCTCATTACCTGTAAATCCTTGTTCTCCCGGTACAGGTGCTTGTCCTACACCAATATTTCCACCGCCTGTTCCAGCAGTATCTTGTACTCCGGGAGGACCACCGGGGGCAGGTGCCTCTGGAGCAGGAGGAGCGTTTTGTTGCATAAGTTTTTGTTGTCGTGCCGCTTCCTCCATAGAGTTAGTTACCTTCTCAGGATCTAATTCCATAGACTTTGCAATTTCACGTACAATGTAAGGGAACTTAGCGAATGGAGCGAGTGCTGGATTAGAAGCAACCTGTAAGAACTGCATGAGTCGCTGTGAACGAACTTCATTAGCCATCAATGATTCTGTACCACGGGCTTTAACTTCTAGGTCACCCTTAATCTCAGGATCAAAGTCAAACTGCATGTTGAATGAGAACATTGCCTTACCTAATGGTGCTAGCAAATAATCATCCACATTCTTGATCACAGTCTTAATGCCACCAGCCGCCGCATTCATCAGCATAGAGATACCAGATGCAGTACGTCCTACACCTGCTACGCCAGTCTGTCCGTGTGCAAACGATGGGAAGCCTGTTGACTCATCCGCTAGTACACGGGCTTTGTCAAACAACTGCATGTTCTCATTGGATACATTCGGGAACTTCGTACCGAAGATAGCCTGACCCGGTGCACCACCCTGACGGCGGAATACTTTACCCGGATACACTGAGAGATCTTGACCGGGTACTAAGTTAGTCTCATCAATTTCAATGAGCAAGTTACCCGACAAGACTGCGTTGTCTACTGCCATCCGCATAAAACCGTTCATCAACGTTTGTGTATCGTCCATGTTTTCTGCGATACCTACACCGAAGAATGAGTATGGATTTAACTCATAAGGAACTGCGTAGTATGGAATGTTAGCAGGCTTAAACGGATTCAGTACTGCACGTAATATACGTCCGTTACAATACCAGATGTTTGCTTGTACTTCGTCAACTTCACCAAGGTCATCGGGAATTTCTACTCCCGCTCTATCTAGTGATTCACTATCAATTGTACCCCAATATTCTAATACCTCAAAACGCTCAATATCATAATCGGTAGTGTAGTCACGGAGATCATCTTCCCAGTACTTTTTGACATATCCTTCGCCTAGGTCAATAACATCATCAATTACTTGAGCACGGAATAGGGGACGCTTCTTGAGTGCACGCAATTGTGAACGTGACATCTTATGTCGTTCTATTACGTACTGCGCTTCATCCATGTTATTAGCATCTGGATCTGGGTAGAAGTTCCAAACGGAAACGTGAGATGTTGTAGGCACAGTTTTAATTACAGGAGTATATTCACCATCTTCTCCCCAGCTAGGATATTCTTTATCCACAGCAAAAGGACCTTTCATAATTCCTGTGCCGAATAAAGCCATCTCAAATGCGGTGGATCTCAATTGCTTAGAAGCGTGAGCCTCTTCTAACTGATCCATGATCTTTTTTTCCATCATCTTTGCCGCAACAAGTGCAGGCTCAAATGTCACCTGAGATGGAGTAAGGCCCGGCCCTTCCTGCAAGTTGTCAATATCTTGTAGTTTAGTTTGCAGTGGGCCGAGATTCATTTCCCTTAAAGTATCGGCAGTTGCTCCCGGAGGGAAGTCTACGCCATCACCGTCAAAGCCGTATAAGCTACCTTCTTGTACAGGTGAAGCATTTGGGTTCATATCAAAATGAACAGATGCAGAAACACCTTCAGGTAAAACAGTCGGCTCTACAGAGATTGGGAATTTTTGATTGGCGAAAAGTACATCAATGATCTGACCATACGCCGCTAGTGTTTTAGTTTTGGTTACTTTAATGAATACACGAGACTTTTCAGCTTCTGTAAACTGAACGTCAGGACCGTAGATTCCACGGTAATTGCGGTAAGCACGTAACCAACGCTCTTCATCTTGACGACGAGTATCTTCAGCTTTCTGGTACTTCTCCATGATATAACGAACTAAAGATTGCAATTCTGGTGTTTCGTCAGAATAATTCGTGACATCTTCCAGAGCTAATTGCTCATCTGTTTCAACGTCGAAAATATCGTCTTCTTCCATATTTAATATCCAAATTTAGAGTCGGCGGGGACAAAGTTAGATGTCCTCTGGTGGGCAGGATCGTAATCCCAGATTGAGAAGCGAGGACGGCTCATTATACCATAACGTAATGCGTCATACAAATGGTCTTCTGACTTCGTGTCAATGTCCTCTGGGTTTCTCTTATCCAAAGGAATAATAGGTAGTTGTGCAATTAAATTAGTGCAGTTATTAAAGAACACTAAACGTGGCTCTTCACTGTACTCATCTACTTGCAGTCGTCTATGTAATTCGTTTTTACCTGCAATGCGTGAACCTGCAGATCTATCTGATGGTCTCCACCTGCATCCTTTCTGAATCATCTGTTCAGCGAGCGATGGTCCTGTGTCCCCACGCTTATGCCAGCACGAGCTATCTAATACCCCGTACTTGATGTTGCCATCTCCTGCCTCAAGTTCAAGCACCATATCTGCGAGATCAGTTGCCAAGACTTTACTAACATATAACTCACGATAGACAATAAGCTGTTCATCAGGTGATACAGCAAACCAAACAACAGCAGAGTAAGAACCATAACCGTAATCGCAGGCCCTAAACTTAACCCAATTATTAGGTATGTCAAAAGGCTCAATAGCATGAACTTGTCTATTGAACTCAGGAAACGCCGCACCTTCCGCAACATCCCAATTACCCTCTAATAACTGTTTACGTTGATGCTCAGGTAACGACAAGAGCATCGCCTCGTAGTCACCCGTATCATAGAGATGCGGGTTATCTGTTAACATTGCAGGAATGAACCTACGCTTAAATAATGGTTCACCGGCCTTGGAGTGATTAGGAGGGTAGCACAAAGTCTTACCACTCTCTATATCCGTCGCATGAAATGCTTTACCCGGAGGTGCTGGGTCAATGAACATCTTCTTAACCCAAGCATGTCCCGGTCCACCGGGGTTCGTTGTCGCTCGCATATATGTAGGCAGATCACCTGCCGTACTACGCAAACGAGAACGCATGTAATCCCATGCAAATGGCGTATGCCACTGTGTTAATTCGTCAAAGCCAATCCAACTAAATGCCTGACCCTGATATCTTAATACGTCTTCGTCCCTATCTAGGTACGAGAACCACAGTCTTGCACCTGATGGGGCAGTCCACTGCATCTTACGCTCTGACCATTTTATTCCCGGCCAGATCTTCGGATACATCTCCTGAGACTTCCATACAAGCTCTCTAAGCTCCTCATTGGTGTGTCGCAATAGCAACCCACTAAAGGAGGGATGACCCATGAATCTGAGAGGATCTGCGAGCATTGCGTAGGACTTACCTCCACCTGCCGCACCGCCGTATAGAACTTCTCGTTCACCGGATGCTAAGAACTCAGTCTGAGGTCCAGCATTGGGCTTGAATATTACGTTATGATCTTCAGGTCTAATGGGTTCAAACTCAGGCTGAGCTTGTGGATTCTCCATTACCTGTATCTTCGGCTGTGACACCGATTTGCGACTTCCTTGCCCCGATCCTTGTGCGGTCAATTTCTTCCGCCTTGGAGATCGCCTTTTTGTACCTTTCGGCCCACTGGCGGAGAGTTGCGCTTCGTCTTTTGTTGGATTGCTCACTATCTATCCGCTTCTTCAATCCCATATGAGAAATGCTACGATCCGTTTGTTTCGTCAGCCAGTTAGCAACTTCTCTGTAGCTATACTGCTGTAAATATTCTTTAGCTTTCTCTAGTGCCCTAAGTTCTCGTGGAATTGGTAATAACTGATCGTTATCATTAGGGTCTTCTTTATAACCAAATGGAATAGTACGAGCTATTCTGGGTATTGGTAAAAAGTCATCATCTTCAATTACATTTTCAGGCTGAGCAAGTATCCACTTACCTGCGCCTCGTTCAGTCGTCATCCTCAACACGTTTCGGTGGAAGTAACATCACACCGCCTGTCGCTTCAACTTGTACCTTCTCAGATTTAATGATACCTACACGATCCATCACTTCTTTAGCCGCTTGCATCTTTTCTTTAATGCCTAGCTCCGTTGGATCTATTAGCGCACCAGCCATAGCCATTGCCGCACGAGGTGCGTTTTGGGCGAGGTACATGTTGGTACGTTCTAAAATCTCATCTTTCAACGCATTTACAATTTCTGCAGTATGCTGTGAAGGAGAGTAGCCTGCCAGTTTTTTAGCTTCCACAACACTTCCACGCGCTTCTTCAAAAAGTACGTCTAAGAACTTCTGTTGTTTTTCAGTTAGCTGACGAGCCATGATTATATTTTCCTGTATTTTCTAACTTTCTGCGCAACTTTTTTAGGTTGCTTGGCGACTTGCTTACCTGCCTTGGTAGCTTCACGCTTTTTCTTCGTAGTTGCCGCATACTCTTGGGGCGACAATGCTTTGATAGCTTTGGATGGCAGATACCGTTCTCCGGTTGCCTTCGGGCCTTGGGTAGACGGTTTCCCAGATTTGGTTCGCCACTTCTGCTTCGTCCACGCCTTTAATGATTTCTGCGATTTGGCTAAAGGCATCAGCTTTTATAGCCTCCGCCCTTTGCTTTATATTGCTTTGCAAGCATCTGAGCCTTTCTTGCAGACCATTGTCCGGGTGATCCACCTTTGCCACCTGCTTTAATTCTATTGAAGAGTTGTTTCCGCATACCCGGCTGTGTGTAATTACCTGCCTTGTTGACAGTACTCCCACCCTTTGACATGTTGACTGCATTATATGGACCGCTCTTAGCCATACCACCACCCATCATATGCTTCTTGATTTCTTTAGGTGACTTGCCTGCCTTCTTCATTGAGATTGCGACAGCGGCTTGTTGAGCACGAGATTTATATGGCATAACTTATCCGTTTGGTAAAAATACTTCTTCTACTGTTGTGATAACGCCAATGTCTGGGTCATTACTACCTGCCGTATCACTAGGAGTAACCTTTAAAGTATCCCCTTCTTCCAGTACAAGAAAGGCACTAGACAATTGCAAGAACTCACCCGATGCTAGATTCTTAGCACCGACAATTGTAATGGTATCTCCTGAACCGCCATTACCAGATGCATCTACCCAATCAATCTTTACATCTGAAGCATTGGATGTAC